TTGGGATGGAGTAGGTGGGCTAGTACGTCCTCGAGAGGGCGGACAGGGTATCCATTCCAGTTCTTGTATGACAAGACTGTGGCACCTTGAATGGTGCGGGAGTATCCACATTTGGTAGCACTGAGTTTAGCATTGAATCGGAAGAGCGCTTCAGCAGCGAGAGCTTCGAGAAATTCAGACCAGTGTTCCAACGGAATACTTTCCAACAGACCGAAGAGTGCATCGTCTCCCATGAGCTTGATAAAGTGATCGTGTTTGACTTGGTAGCCTAGGGCTAACAGGCAAGTTACGATGATAACAGCGTTGTAGAAGGAGTCGAAGAATTGAGTGCAGAATATACCAGATGGCATGCCAGCGAACAAACGTTTGAAGATTCGTCCAGTAGTAGTGACAGAAACCATATTGAAGTAGGCGTATCTGATCCAATTCCATAGGAATTGCAACCTTTGGGGGTTGGTCTTTGGCTCGGAATAAGCGAAGTGGTGATTTCCATCTTCGTCGGTGAATGCATTGGTAGGTGAGTAGCGGCCACAGAAGCAGAAGTATGTAGTAACGCGGTCGATGATGTCGGACCACATTGAGAAGTAAACGCGCATGTCGAATTCAGACCAGTCAAGGTTGAATACGGGTGTGTAGTTGCGGTACTTTTGTTGATACTCGCTGTTTAGGCGGTGCCAGCCTCCATTGAGGGATTCGTAATTCCAGAGTAAAGGGGTAGCGGCTTGAGTAAAGTAATTGGAGAATAGGGGCCAAAAGAACATAGCTTCAGCGAAGATAAGGTATTTCGGTACTCCAAATACTGTGCGTACTTTGTCGACTGCGTTCCAAAAGACGAGAGCAGGTTTGACGTGCAATGTGATTGGGTCGATGTGGGGGAAGAAACCATTCTTAACTCGGTGGAGATAAGAGCGAGAATATTCGAAAATAGGGGTAAACAAGTTTCCGAACTTCATTGAGCGATTGTCATTGGTTCCGTCTTCGAATTTAGCATTAGCGTATTCTTTGAATTCTTTCATAGCAGTGAACGGGCGTTCAGCACTTGTGGAGAGTTTCCAAGGATACCAGCGTAAATCGGTAAAGTGTACGGGATGTATGAGATGGGTCGGTTTGAACCATTCAGTGACGATGTCGAGGGCTTGATAATAGTAGGTGTCTTTGATGATCTCGTGGTAGGGCACGTTGTATCGGAAGAAGAATTGTTCTGCGTTGAACGCATCGGGCATTGAGCGGCGATATCCGTATAGGACGTTTTGGACAGTCTCGATGGGGAAACAGAAGGCGTAAGTGCATATTGTCGTAAAGACTAAGTTGTGCATAGCCCAGAAGTGTTGGCCATATTGAGCGAGGAACTGAGGGACCTGGGGGAAGAGAGGATCGAAACCTAAGAGTTGTAAATTCATAGCGGGCGACGAGCCGGGGGGGGG